ATCTTTAACTGCCATCTCCTTGTTTAACTTTTTGGTTTTCTATTTCTATTTGTTGTGTTGGTATTAATGGCGTTACACTTGTAAAGAAACTAGCTAATGGGAAAGTACCACTTGGAGCTAATGTAACCACTTGACTAGAACACGCTGTTATTAAATCATTTAGTTTATTTTCTAAATTATTTAATTTATCCGTTAATTCCTGAACTTTTACTAAACCATCGTAATTAGTGCCATTTAATTGAATTTCACTAACCTTACTTACTAATGATACATAAGCACTACTATCACTTAGAAAGCTAACCACAACAATACTATTAACTTCGGGGATCAATAGAAAACCATTATCAATATTCGCCATTAAACGAACCTCTGTTATATCAGCATCATCATTAATAGGTATGCAATAGCAAGTTAAATTAACTAAGTCGACACTATCAACTGTACATACTTTAGAATAAGCATTACCGTTTGGTGTTGTTAGCGTTCTTAAACTATCTCTTAATTCCTTACTCATTATCCTACTTTAGCTCCTAATGTAAATATTTGATGGTTTCCATTATCGACCCCGTAAATTCTTTTTACTTTTTTGATTAAGTAAATACCATCTCTCTCAGGTAATTTTTCACTTGTTATTTTTGCCCTATCTCCATGCTTCATTACTGGTTCTCCAAATGTTTCAACGTCACCTCTGTAACCTGTATATTTATTTTCTTTAATCCATTCTTTAGCTGCAAATTCTAAACTTTTAGTATCCATATTATATTTATGGATTGTAATTTGATTGCCATCTGCATCTCCAAACTCAATAGGATCTGATTTAGTATTATCGGGAAACATTGAAATTGCAACACATTTTAAACGTACATCTTCTTCTCTTTGCCATTCTAAAGTATCGCTATTAATTATAACCTCTTCCATTTTAAATTCAGCTTCACTAGTTACACTTGCATCATTAGCAAAACCAACGTGTAAAATGCCATCTCTAAAATAAGAGTATAAACCGTATTCAGATTTAAGTTTATCTAATATCATGGCAGGAGTAGCATTAATAGCTCTAAAACTACCCAAATCAATATTATCTACAATCTCATATTCAATTCCTTTTGGAGTTAAACAAAAGTCTAGTAATTCATCTAATTTAACTTTTAACGGTATTGTTTTTGGATGCACTTTTAATTTACTATTAACTTCATCTAAAGCCTTTTTGCTAGGATAGTTTACAGTCCATTGTTTAAGTAAATACATATCATCTTCGCAGTCCAAAACAGTAGGAACGTTTGAGCCTACCGTTTTAATATATCCGCTAAATACTTTTGTAATATTTGGCACATAACCTAAACTAACTTCAATCTTATCTCCACGTCTAAATATTGGATTTTCACCATTAAACAAAGGTAAACCATCAAATGTTAATTTTCTAGGTATTACTATTTTACAAGTATCTGTTAAATCTTCATAACTACTTTCAATCTCAATAGAATGTACAAAGTCAAAGGTAATATTTCTACTAGTACCTTCACTTGTAATTGATATGGAGCATTGGCATTGTAACATTAAAACAAACTTCTTTGAACGTATGGTTTACGTTCTGTTTTTATATCCTTTTTATCTTTACTTGTTAATTCAATAACACTATCTGATAGCATATTAATTTCAACATCTATAATATTTCTAGCACCTTCTCTTTGTCCTAATTTATAGGATTCAATTACTACGGATGATATATGAAATTCTTCTAAAAAAGCACATGAAACAGGTATAGATAGCGGAGCTCTTAAAAACGCTATTAAATTATTTAATATAGCTGAACTAGGTCTTTGATTTGCAACATCACCAACAACAACACCTTTTAAATTTATTATATAATCTCCCTGCGACATATATTCTTTTACAGTTCCATTTTGTCCTGCTATTGCCGTTTTAACTATATTTTTAGTTTGATTAATTTCAATAAGAGCTGTTTCAAATATAAAAGAAGTTACTATTACTGTGTTACCACTTCCGTAGTCTTCATCGTCTTTGTAAACTATTCTATTAATCTCATCCGCTAAAAATCTAAATTCATCAAAAATGGGTAAGCCGAATTTACTTTTTCTTGTGTCAAAGGTATTTACGTTTACATCTACCTGCTCTTTTGCTATTTCAGTTTCATTAACTCTATAAAATTTAGGTTTAATAAAAGCTAATCCTGCACCTTTTAAAATAAGTTCAGCTTGTCCTTTTGGATTAGGTAATTTTGGTAATATAAAATTTTGTTTTGCCATTTTATATATTATTGATTTCTGCTAACAAATTTAACAAAGAATCAGCTACATCTTGTGGTTTTGGATGCTCTTCTTGTAATGAAATAGTTAATTTTGGTATTAGACAATCTATTGTTATTTCCATTTTATTTTTATTTTTATTTTATGCCATTGCTGTTAAATTAGCATCATTAACAGCTTCTAATAAAGCCTTGCTAACCATTTCTTTAATCTTTGCAGTTCCTTCTGTTAAATTGGTTGTTTGTACGTTTAAACTTTCAACTAATTTAGTAATATTTATTGTTAAACTTTGAGGTCTTTGTCCTGTTACTTCTGTACCTGTTCCTAATGATTTGGTAGTGCTTGATCCATTTTTATCTAAACCTCCATTTTCAGCTCCAACCCCTTTATTTTCTTTCATTCCAAATAACCCCATAGATTCTAAATTTTGCTTTCTAATCTCTTGCAAAATTCCTACACGCCTATTTTTTTCTACATAAGACATACTAGCATCTGCAAATATATTTCTTATGATATTAGATATTTTTTCATTATTAGTTGCAGCAGATAATTTATCTTTAGAAGTATCTCCTAAATTAGACTTCATAGCATCGGCATACTGCCTCATCTCTTCATATCCACCACTCATAGCCTTACCGCCAAACATCATGTTAAATTTATCTCCAGCTCTACCTATATACTTTTGATAAAAACTATATTGTGAACTTTCTGTACCTTTAAACGCTTTGTCTAATAAATTCATAGCATCAATACCTCTATTAACGCTATCTAACATATTATTTAACCATGAGGTTGTACTAGCTATAATACCAGTTTGTGATTGTCCTATTTTAACTTTTAATTGTTCCCAACTATCTCCTAAGTTTGATAATTGCCCTCCAACTGTTTTAGATTGATCTGCCATTAAATTAAAGAATTGCCCACCTTCTTTAGTCATATCTCTAAATGCACCTTGCACATCTTTAAAACCTATTTTACCAGCAGAAACCATATTATTAATTTCTGTAGTAGTTGTTTTTAATCTTTTTGCTAATGTTTCATAAATAGGAATACCACGACCAGCAAACTGCCTTAAATCCATCAATGTTACACGTCCAGATGTTTTTAATGTACCATATAAATAGGCTATATCTCCTAATGGCGCACCAATACCACTACTTACATCTCCTAATGTACGCATAGTATCAACTAATTCACCTGCTTTAAATCCATAAGCTAACAATTGTTTACTAGCATCTTGAACTTCTGTTAATTGAAATGGTGTTGTTTTGGCTAATTGAATTAATTGCCTTTCTAATGCTTTAGCTGCACCTTCATTTCCATACAACATAGTTTTTATACTTGCATGAAATTTTTGAGCATTATCTAAAGCATCAAAAACAGATTTAACAAAAGAAACAACTCCAGCAGTTGCGAAAGCCCCAGCAACAGCCCCCTTTATTCCACTTAAAGAATTATTTAACTTACTCATTTTACCATCTAATCCTTTTACTTGATTAGCTGCACCCTGCATAGTTTTACTAAATAAATCTTTTAGTCTAAGTGTATATTCTAGGTTATTCGCCATCTGGTTTATCTATTCTTGTTCCGTTATATTTCAAACAATAATCCATTTCTGCTACTCTTTTAACCCATTGGCTATCCGATAAAGTTTCTGGATTTTCTCTATAAAAAAAGCGGATAAGAGCATTGTTTCTGGCTATCTCATCCGCTTCTATTTCTTTCTTATAAAATTCTAATTTTTTTTTAAAACTGCTTGTTGAACTTTTAATAATTCCACTACTCCTAATCCTGCACTTTCAATAGCGTCATCGTTTTCAGTAACTAATTTTAATTCATCTCCACCGATATATAAAGCGTTTAAACAAGCTACAACAGCTCTATCAAACTTATCCTGAGATACTAATTTACCTACTAAAGAACGTGTGCTTTTGTCTGGTTTTTTAAGAAAAATAGTTGCTGTTTTATCTTCATCATCTGTGTCTAAATAAACAACCATTTCTCTTACTTTACCATGTATTTGTTTTAATTTTTCTAATTCTAAATTTAATTCAATTTCTGTTTTCATAACTTTTTTTTAAGGTTATGCAAATATACAAAAAAATAAATTATAAATATTGAATATGTGAAATAATTAATTCTAATTCTACTTGGATTGAAGTATCTCCGCTTGAAGATGCTCTTTTGTTATTCATAAAACGTACATTTTTTAAAACGTGTTTACGAGTTGTTAAAGCTGCATCTACATACATAACTACAATGTCAAATTCAGGAATATCTTGTATGCGACCTTGAGGTGCTACACTTTGGATATTCTCTAATTCTTCCATTAAAATAGTCATCTTAGCAGTAGGTTCAATTTTACCATATCCACGAGATACTGGAAAACGTCCAGCCCCGTAAATATTTTCCATGCCTTGTTTTTCTTCATACTCTATATTAGTGATACCTATAATTGGTTGACTTAAAACGTTTACAATTATATCTGCCCACTCGTATGATTTGCCGTTAATTAACGGCGGTATTGGATATGCCATGTCTTAATATTTTTTAAATTGTTAATGCAAAACCAATGTTTACAGTAATTGTATC